GGTGAGATGAAGAATCCATCACCTGAAGTGCAGGATGCTGCCAACTCTATGAAGAAGAAAGATGCGAAAGATTTTGCATCTACTAAGCACAAAGGTTTACCCGAAAAGAAAAAGGTAGAAGAAGCAGTCTACGGTGGTGCGGAAGCAGAGAAAAAGAAAAAGATTGATACCTTCATGGACAAAGCAATGCCAAAACGTACTTTTGACCAAATGGGAAGAGAGACTGACCGTCGCACTGGTAAATTGAAAGAAGATCTAAAAGGTTACGGAGAAGAGAGATTCTGTGAACTCTGTGGTAAAAAAGAGTACAGAGAAGAATGCAGTTATGGTCCTAAGATGTGGGACATGTTTACAGTAAGGAACTTCAGTAAGTCTGTTGTAGTCCCAGGCAAGGCAACTTACGAAGAAGTCAACTGGAGACAGGAGATGGCAGAGTCGTATCTTAGAATACAAGAAAGAGGTAGGACATATACTATTATCTTCAACTGGAGAGGAAGAACACTAAAGGTTCAAATGTTCTTCAATAAGTTCTCCAGACCGACAAGGGAGGAAGTTCGCGCTGAACTAAGTAAGGTCTACCCCGGACCAATCGTTCTATACTACAACCCTTCACCAAAAGAACCAACTTTACCATATATGTTTGCAGGAGATGCAGGAGAAAATAAATGAACTTAGATCCAGACGCAATTGAAATCCAAAACCTGAATAAAGGTTTTGAGTATATTAAGATTGCAAGAGAAATTGATAATCTACAAGAAGTAGAAAACTTAAAGAAAGTAGCAAAGTGCTATGCTAAATTATATTTAAAAACACAAGAAACTGTAGCATCGTTAGGAAATTTATGAATCATGGTTGATAATGTATATCTTGGCAATCCTAATCTAAAAAAAGCAAATACACCGGTCGAATTCACCGAAGAGAATATTATAGAATTTGTAAGGTGTAAGAATGATCCTGTGTATTTTGCAGAGAATTACGTTAAGATTGTGAGTTTGGATGAAGGTCTTGTTCCCTTCAAACCATACGACTTTCAGCGAAAGTTGATCTCTAACTTCCATGAGAATAGATTCAATATTTGTAAGATGCCACGTCAGACTGGTAAATCCACTACGTCTGTGTCATACCTTTTGCACTATGCAGTATTCAATGATAGTGTTAATATAGGCATCCTGGCAAACAAAGCAGCAACCGCAAGAGACCTTCTTGGAAGATTGCAGACTGCTTATGAAAACCTGCCTAAATGGATGCAACAGGGTATCATCGCATGGAACAAAGGTTCATTGGAGTTAGAAAATGGCAGTAAGATTCTGGCAGCGTCTACGTCTGCAAGTGCTGTCCGAGGTATGTCATTTAACATCCTCTTTCTCGACGAGTTCGCCTTCGTCCCAAATCATATTGCTGACTCGTTCTTTGCCTCTGTTTATCCTACTATTACTTCTGGTAAAAGTACCAAAGTAATCATCGTATCCACGCCCCACGGTATGAATCACTTCTACCGTCTATGGCATGATGCAGAAAAAAGCAAGAATGATTATGTTCCTACAGATGTTCATTGGTCTGAAGTACCTGGTAGAGATGACGTCTGGAAAGAACAAACTATTGCTAACACATCAGAGCAACAGTTCAAGATCGAGTTTGAGTGCGAATTCCTTGGATCTGTTGACACTCTGATTGCACCAAGTAAACTGAGATCATTAGTATATGATAATCCAATGACCAGGAATGCTGGATTGGATATCTATGAAAAACCTGCGGAAGGTCGAGATTATGTCTGTACTGTTGACGTTGCAAGAGGAGTCAGTTTAGACTATTCTGCTTTTGTTGTTGTAGATATTACTGAGTTTCCACATAGAGTAGTAGCAAAATATCGGAATAATGATATAAAACCGATGCTATTCCCCAATATCATCTACGAAGTAGTAAAAAATTATAATAATGCATTTGTTCTGTGTGAAGTAAATGACGTTGGAGACCAAGTTGCTTCTATTTTAAACTATGATCTTGAGTATCAAAATCTACTGATGTGTTCTATGAGAGGTAGAGCTGGTCAGATTGTAGGACAGGGATTCTCTGGTAAGAAGACACAACTCGGTGTCAAGATGAGTAAGACTGTTAAACAGGTTGGATCACTCAATCTGAAGACAATGATTGAAGAAGATAAAGTTATCTTCAAAGACTATGAGATTATATCTGAACTTACGACTTTTATTCAGAAACGTAATTCTTTTGAAGCGGAAGAAGGTTGTAATGATGACCTTGCAATGTGTTTGGTAATCTATGCATGGTTGGTCCAGCAGGATTATTTTAAGGAACTTACCGATCAGGATGTCCGTAAGAGACTGTATGAAGAGCAGAAGAATCAGATCGAACAAGATATGGCACCATTTGGTTTTATGTCAGATGGTTTAGAAGAGACTAGTTTTGTAGATGCCGAAGGAGATAGATGGACCACTGATGAATATGGCGACAGATCTTATATGTGGGAGTATCAGTAATGGGATTCGACGCACAGTTTACTTTGGAACACTTATTGTTCAAGAAGAGAACTTGTCGAACCTGTAAAGAGAGTAAAGATTTGATAGAAGACTTTTATATGACGAGAAAGGGCAGAGGTGTGCTTCCATCATCATATTCATATGAATGTAAGGAATGTACGAAAAAGCGGATAATTGCCAGTAGAAAAGTCGATATAAGTAATTGGTCCTACCCAGATTGGTAGTTCACGCACTGTTTCCCCACTTAAGGAGTCATTTTTTCTAAATAGTTTTAGTAAAAATGAATCTTCGGTCGAGGAAAAGACATGTCGCTTAACCTAGTATCCCCCGGCGTCAAGGTAAGAGAAGTTGACTTAACAATCGGTAGAGTGGATGCTGCAAATGACCAGGTTGGTGCAATTGCAGGTCCATTTGAAAAGGGACCCATTAATGTTCCCATTCTGGTTGAAACTGAGCAGGATCTTCTCGCCACCTTTGGTAAGCCAATTACAACCGACGCACAGTGTGACTACTGGTTGAGTGCGTCTGCATATCTTTCTTATGGTGGAACTCTGAGAGTTCTCAGAACTGACGAGGTTGCTGGTAGTCATCTGAACAATGCCAACAATGATGGTTCAACTGGTGTTAAAATCAAATCCTATGAGGATTACGTAAACAACAACAGTTCTCCTTCTGTAACTTGGGAGTTCGCTGCAAAGAACCCAGGTAAGTGGGCAAACAATCTTAAGGTCTGCACCATTGACGGTGCTGCTGACCAAATCATCTCCGGTATCAGCACAACTGGCGTTACGGTCGGTATGGGTGTTACCCAAACGATGGCAGGAAGAGTAAAAGCAGGTTCTGGATCCACTTCACTCTATGATGGAATGCTGAGAGGTATCATCACCGAGGTTGGTACTGGTCAAATCTCAGTTAAAATTACTGATACAGTTGCTGCTAACGGAACTTCCGCTGCTGCTGGATATCAAGAAGGCGGTTCGGTAGCATTCATTGCACCAACCTCTGTAACCACAACCACTAATACTGGTATTGGTACAACTGCTGGTATTATCAACGAGGCAGTTGACGCTTCAATCTCTGGTATCAACACAACCTCTGCTTCTGGCGGTATCGACCAGAACATTGCAATCGGAGACGTCGTTACTGTAACTGGTGGTAATTCAACAGTTGCTACAGGCACCAAGGTTGTTGCTATCGGTGCTAACACTGTATTCGTTGACAAGTCAATCACTGGTATCAGTACTGTTGGAGATGGCGCGATCTTTACATTCACAAGATCCTCCTCCTCAACTGCTAATAGTGATCAACTCCGTGTTGGAACTTCTGCTGGTGTTAGCACTGCGACTTATACTTCCGCTACTCTTGGTGATTGGTACAATAGTCAGACTCTTGGACTTACAAACTCCACAGTTTCCTGGAAGTCAATCGCACAGAAACCCGGAACTTCACAGTATGCTTCCGAAAGAAGTTCTAAGAACGATGAAATCCACGTAGTCGTAGTTGACGACACCGGATCTGTAACCGGAACTGCTGGAAACATTGTTGAGAAGTTTACCTTCCTCAGCAAGTCCTCTGACGGTACTATCTCGCCAACCGAGGCAGTATTCTACAAGAACTCTCTTGCTAACCTTTCCGAGTTCGTCTTCTCTGGATCACATCCATCTGGTGTTTCTGGTGGACTTACTGGTGGATCCGGTCAAGCATTCACTGCAACAACTGGTGCATGGGGTGGCGTTGCACAAGGAACAACCTTTAATGTTCAAGGTGCAGTTACCTACAATCTTACGGGTGGTAAGAACTACACTGCTGCTGATGGATTCGCATCTACACTTGCTGACGTCGTAGCATCTTACGAAGTTCTCAAGAATCCTGCTGAATACAAGGTTGACTTCTTAATCAACGGTCCTTCCGGTGGTACTTCAATCTTTGAAT